CCCGCCTCACTATCGTGAGAACGGTGATTCTTCTATCCCGGTTGTCGGAGAGCCCGAGATTTGGCTGACAATTAAGCGTTCTACTGCTTCATCCTCCGTAAATCGTGCGAAGCTTACGCTTCGCATTCCAGCGCTCGAAGTAACAACTGCTAGCTCTGGTTCGGGTTATGTTGCACCACCGATGCAGGCATACTTCATGCAGGCCTCGGTGGAGTTTCTGTTGCCGGATCGTAGCGACGGTGATCAAAGGAAGGACCTTCGGGTTCTTTTAATGAACGCCCTGAGTAATTCTCAGGTAGTGTCGCTCGTTGATTCGTTGGAGGCTCCATACTAGCTTCTTGCTGGTATTAACCTCCTTAACAACAGGAACTACGCGAAATGTCAACTTCTAAGTTGTATTTCGATACCCCATTTTCTCTTGAAAAGGGTATCAGCATAATCCAAAACCTAACAGAGGAGTTAGTCGGTGTTAACCATCCTTTATATTTGGCTTGCAAGCTCCGTGATTTTCGGGGTGCTATTGATAGCACGACCGATTATACGGGATTACAAGACGCGCAGGGCGTTAAAACCCTACGTCAAGCACAGGCACTGTTCCAAAAGAACATGTGGCTGCCGCTCGAAACAGATAGAGAGGCGGTTGCACTAGACAAGTTCCTACTGACAGAGACGAAATGTCACGAAATCAGTAGACGGTTCCGTATGTCTTCCAGCAATCCAAAACGGTTGTTGGACTCGCCACTTATTCATAGAGTGTCGAGGAAAATTGTAGACATATTAGGTCCGTTTCCTGGTCTCGAGGCACTAGACTTTGGTTTAGGTCCAGGTGCTAGTATGGGCGTGAGAAGATTAACATCAACTCGCCGGAAGTTCTCGGCTCGTCCAACTTGCACAGCAAAGGCTTGGAAGTACTTATCGTACCTACAAGAGACCCATCCGCACTGGGATTTGCTCGAAAGAGCTCTCCCGCAAATGCATGGTGAGTTAACCTTTGTGCCGAAGAGTGCGAAGACAGATCGAAGCATCGTCATAGAGCCCCTTATAAACACTTACCTCCAAAAGGGAGTTGGGAGTTATATAAGGTCGAGACTAAAAGGTCACGGTTGTGACCTAAACTCACAGTCTCGTAATCAGCAAGGCGCCCTTATTGGGAGCCGAACTGGCACTTTATGTACGATCGACCTGTCATCCGCATCAGATATGATTTCGAGAGAAGTCGTAGCTGCTCTCCTACCACTAGATTGGTGGCTATTGCTCAACGATATCCGCACCGAGGAGGTCAAGCTTCCTGATGGCTCTATTAAGAGGCTTCAGAAGTTTTCCTCCATGGGAAACGGTTTTACGTTTGAGTTAGAATCGCTAATATTCTTTGCGATATGCAAAGTACTTTGTGAACCTGATGACTTCATTTCTGTTTTTGGCGACGATATTGTTGTACCGTCGTCGAAATTTGAAGAGATCAGTGCCGCCCTGCTGAACTTTGGTTTCGAGGTTAACACCGACAAATCATTCTTCGATGGGCCCTTTCGCGAAAGCTGTGGCAGGGACTACTTCGACGGTATAGATGTTAG